CATCTTTCTTGCCTTCATCAACCAGTTCACCTTCTGGTTCGTAATGTGCTTTATCTGTTTGAACTGGTGGTTTTTTTCCTGATTGTTTTGATCTGATATAGGCATCAATTTCAGCAGGAGTTTTCAAAGTTCCATCAAGCATTTTATACCTGCCAGTTGAATAACTACCATATTTGAATTCTCCTTCAGACACTGTATCACCTTCTGGTTCATATGAGTTTCTCAGTCTCTGCATATTTGGATCTAAAGTTCCACGTTTCACACCAGCACCATCTTCAATCGCTCTTTGTCTAGCACCAGCACCAAATGGATTTCCATTCAAAGTTGCATTCTGTCTAGCATTATCTAATGCCTTATCAACTTTTTTCTTAACATGTTGTCCTACTTTATATGCACCATACAATCCTGCAGCAAGACCAAGACCTCCAAGAAGACCTTCGTCTAGTTCAGTTCTCCAGTTTGAATAAGATTCTTGTTTCACGTTCTTTGCCTTCCCTTTTCTGTTTGGATTTGGATCTTCTTTACGCTTTTTACGTGCTCTCTTGTTTCTCTCTTCTTTACTCATTGCTGCACGATCATCTGCATCGCGGCAATATGGTTTGGTCTTTTGACCAGGTTGTTTCGCACAGGGCTTACCATCATATTTACCACCAGTTTGTTTCCAACCACCACCCTTGAACCAGTCACGGAGGGAATACCCTTTATCTTTAGATGATTTGCCATCACGCTTTTCGGTGATAACTTCTTCATCCATATATCCTGCAGCAGCATCAGTATTGTGCTCAGTATCAGTAATCTTTGCTTGTAACCAAGCAGGAAGATCATCTTTATCAGTCATTGTCTTGAGAACTTTTTCAACTCTCTTGAGATTAGTGATTGAGTTTCTTACTTGACCTTTTGCCATAGAAACTTCATGATCACTCATCCCATCTTTGCCCTCATCTATTTTTCTACCCCTACAATGGGCTTTCTGAGAGAATCCTTTTGGATTATCGCAATCGATGGACTTTTTATACTTTGCGCTCCACGCCTCTGATACTCCTCCGCCATCAGAGCCCCCATTAGACCCCCCATTCCCATTTCCATTGCCATTTGAACCATTTCCGTTGCCATTCTTCTTCTTACCCTCAGTATCATCGGACTTTTCGTCCTCTTTGTGGTCACTATCCTTCATCAGATATCCAGTAGGCATCAAATGATATCCCTTAGGAATCTTCTTACATTTTTCGTCGGTATTACAATAGTAATATCCTTTCTTACATGATTTTTTCTTCGTCATCCCTACTTGGAATCTGACTTATCATTATTATTTAGAAAACCTTGTTTCAGCAATTTTGATAACTCAGATGTAGATCCAACGAACAATGCGTTGTTTGTAACATTACTTGGACCTTTCTTGGATGTATCTTCTTCCAAATCCTTTAACTTCTTCTGAAGATCCGCCAACTTATCAGTTGTATCTGCAACGCTCTTGATAAGTTGACCTGCAACTTCATATGCTCTTGGACTTGCACTTTCACCTGCAAGTTCCATAATACCATTTATTGCTTCTTGTCCTTTTTCAATAAGTGAATATAAATTTGCTCTTGTGTATTCGTAGTCTTTTTTAATATCATCCTTTTCCACTTTGGGTGGAACTGGTTTTATTGGTTGAGACTCTACAATACTACTTTCAATATTGAGTGCTTCATCAATCGAATCATAATTATTGCTCATTTTAATCAGATATCAATTTTACGGGTTGGACTGAAATTCTTGGAATCTGCGAAGAATTCTGTAGTTTCAGAGAAACCAAAATCATCACCTGGCATAAGCAACTTGTGATCTTCTTCGTTAATTACACCATCATCATTTCTATCAATTTTAGATGTTGGTGTAACAGTGTACCTTACTTCTCTCTTAGCAGTCTTGACATCTGTACTGGTGTACATATCAACCTGAACCTTACGAATGAGACCATCGCTGCTGTCTGCAACAGGACCGAAGAGATAAGTTTTTGCTGTGAACTGTAATGTATGTATTAAAGCACGCCTTGTATCGAAGTTTCCTTCATAATCATCTTGGAAACCAATACTCTCTAAAATAATTGGAATATCTCTTTTTTCACCGATTGAATCAACTAAATCAATTGTTAAATTGAAATGTGGTTGAAAATATGGTAAGATCTGTTCCAAAATCTGAAGAGAATCATCATTCAGTTTTGAAAGAATATTCAGTTCAAATCCAATATTATATGGAACAGGCATAAACACTTTCTTTGCCTTGCTTCCATCAGAACAAGTTTTAAATGTTTGAACTAAACTTGATTTTCTGGTTGCATCATAACTGATATTTGTCATTTCAAATGACATTCTTGGCATTGTAATTTGAACTGCCTTGTTCAAATCTGCCTGCTGTTGGATTCTTGCTAAAAACTTTTGACTAGGTCCATATGCAAGTGGTACTTTTATTTCACTATGATTAGTTCCACCTTCGCCAGTATGGCGGATGTGAATATCATTGAATAGTGTTCCAAATCCAATGATAGTTTTTCTAATAATTTCGTGATAATAATATGTTCCTAGCATTAAAATGTCCCAAATGGATTTCGTTCACTGAAGTCTAATAAATCATCTCCTTGGACTTCAAATTCATCATTCTCGGTATATTTATCATACAAGTCTTCGTGTCTATATTCTTGAACTGGATAAGATGCACCAGATTCTTGTCCAACGATACTTTCTCCTCTTTGGAATCTTGTTTGTGTTGTTCCGATTCCAACATTAGAAATCTTAAGGATATTGGTATCTTGATCCCATTCCTTAACCCTTGCATAAGTTCCAGATCTTGATCCGATTACTATTTCATTGAACAAGTAGGTACCAAGACCTGCAAGAGTTTCTGGATCTGCGATAGTAACTTGTGGACTAGAACTATATCCTCTACCTGCGTTTTCAACATAAATTGATTTAAGAACATTTGAAGTTCCATCACGTCCAATTGATGCAATACCAACGGCAGTATGTGCAATACCACTTGCTGGAGGACCAGCAATAGTTACAACTGGTGCTGTTCCATATCCAACACCACCATCGTTAATAGTAAATCTAATAACACCTTGCCCAGAAGTAACAAGTCTGCAAGTAGCGGCAGCACCAGTTCCACCACCACCAGAAATAGTAATTGTTGGTGCAACTGTATATCCTGCACCAGCATTTGTTAGTAAAATTTTCTCAAGTCCAGTTACATTACCTTTTGTAGTAAGGAAACCAACAGCAGTTGCATTATCTCCAACCTGACCTGTTGGTGAACTACTTATACCAATATTTGGTACTGATGTATATCCAGAACCATCATTATCTAAGAAAATCTCTTGGATATATCCACTCGGAACAGATCCTGAAATTTGTGCAGTTGCTGTAGCAGTTCTACCTACACCAATTAATTGAAGTTGAGTGATAAATCCAACATCTTCAATTTGAGTGTCAATTGCTTCAATAGTTGTATCAATGATTTCATCCTCATATTCAAAGAGTTCACATTTAAGTTGATACACATAATTTTTACCCAACTGATAGAAGGGATCTTCGTGCTCAACAAATTTTACTTCAAATAATCTTTGACCTAATGGAAAATATACAAGATCTCCTTCTCTAGGACGAGTTGGAGTTGGTAAAATAGAATCATCAGTTCCATCATCTTGCCCCGCCATAAATGGGGCAATAAAATCTTCAAATCTTTCTTTTGAGAGGGTAAGAATCAGTTCGTCACGAATACTGACTCCAAACTTAGTTAAAATATCGCCAGCACCACCATATCCATCAAAGGTGTTCACATATGCTTCAATGGCAAAGTTATCATCAAATTTTGAAGTTTGAACTTCTTCGATAATAGTTTTCTTATTAACGTATTTCCTTGGTATATAAGTTACCTCAACACCATGCATTGCTAGGTGCTCGTTTATCAGATCTTGGACTAATCTTTGTTCAGATGCAGTCCCTTGAAGAAAGAACGGATTTAGTGCCATTATCCAATAAAGTCGAGGGGAGGAAGTTCATACTCTGAAGACATCCTTGCTTTGATGTCTGCCAGTTCTTGTTCTGCCTGCTGCAGAATGCCATCACCGTTCATTTCAAGACCACCAGGAAGTTTTACACCTCTAAACTTACTTAAGTTTCTTCCCCACTGGCGTTTGATTAGTGCCGTGAGATATGGTTTTATGAAACTATCGTTATAAATCTGTGAGAATGATGCTGGATCTAACGCTCTATAGCATTCAATAA